CCCCTAGGATACCTCTAGAACAACCTAGGATACCTCTAGAACAACCTAGGATACCTCTAGAACAACCTAGGAAACCCCCAGGAAACCTCTAGAACAACCATGGAGCTCAAAGCAGCCCAAAACCCACCAAAACAAAAACCCCACAGTCCATACAGTTAGCACAGCTCAGAGAAACCACCAATAGATCCTCGACTAGTTCGTTTAGAAACGTGGTTCGATGAAATACACATGACTACTGATAGTTCTCGTGGGTGGGTTTGGATTCGAAATAGAAATCAGACTTATCCCTAGGGAAAACCATCCGGAACCATGTCTACTGATAGTATGGAGGGGCCACAGACTTTAGAACCTCAAGAAACCTCAAGGTAGCCACAAGAACCATGTCTACTGATAGTTCTGTTCTGATGACATGAATAAATCAGACTTATCCCTAGGGAAAACCATCCGGAACCATGTCTACTGATAGTATGGAGGGGCCAAAAGTTTTTTAAAATAATTGTAAACAGTGGTTGACATTCAATAGAACTATGTTTATATTATTGTATAACAACAAATCAAACATTGATAAACCCAAACCAAACGAAGCCATGAGTACATTTAATACCAACAAATATTTTACAGAAAAGGAAATCAAGGAATTCAAAGCTGAATCCTTTAACTATCCATTTTTAATTGTAGAAAAAGAACAGAATCAAGTTATACAAATTACAGAGGTTATATCCCTTAGTGGTATGGAAGAAAACGATGGGACTCCTACAGAAATAAGTATGCAGGTTCATACTAAAGGGAAAGAAGGAAATGAAATGAAAAGCCTCAGATACAAATTAGTAGGCTCTTTGGAACAACATACGAGAAAAGGAAATATGTATGCTTAACCATACAATTTTGCTGGTACAAGCCTAAAACATTTACTAATAAAGTTCACTTATGATGTGGTTATTGGTATAGTTAAAATAGTGGTTGACATTCAATAGAACTATGTGTATGTTGTGTAACAAACAAACAAACATTGAAGGAACTTATGAAAACTCAAATAGTAGGTAATATCAAGACAAACACAGAAAAAGAAAATGTTACAGAAGATAATGCACAAAACGGCAATGATTTTAGCAGTATGTTAATTGCTAATGGGCTGCCTGCATTTGGAACAAAAGAATTTGTTGATATGTGTAGTAATTTCTTTGGTGGAAACCCTAGTAGCAATTTGAAAATAGAAATTTGAAAATAGTAATTTGAAAATAGTAATTTAAAAATAGTAATTTAAAAATAGTAATTTAAAAATAGTAATTTAAAAATAGTAATTTAAAAATAGTAATTTAAAAATAGTAATTTAAAAATAGTTGTAAACAGTGGTTGACATTCAATAGAACTATGTGTATGTTGTGTAACAACAAAACAAACATTGACAAAAAGGAACTTATGAAAACTCCAAATACTACAGACCACAACATTTCATTTGACGGTAGAGGAACACTAACATTCACGAACATTCTCACGAACACCTTTTACAGAAAATTTGTATTCATTAACCACGTAGATGCTTCTGATGCTTTTGAAGACTACAAAAAATCCGGCTTCAAAGTCAAGAAAATTGTCAAAAGAAACTTCAGAGCTAATGGAAAAACTATTCCATTCCTAGACAAAAACTCTTAAAGGAAACTCCATGAAAACTACTATAAAATCACTAACAATCCGAGAAATTAGAGCCTTATTATTCAACACGGATCAATACACCTTGATTGATAACGAACAAATGTCCAACAAGGAATCAAGGGATTTTCTATACAACAAAGACGACCAAGATAAGAAAATGAATGTGCTTGATAACACCACACATTTATTGATTTGGTTATAAAACACGTTAATAAAACATTTTAATAAAAACTCCATGGCTAAACTGAACACACCTTTTGTAAATTCTCTTCTATTACATTTTGAAGACAAGGAAATTAATGGTTATATTGCAGATCAGGACCCTAATACCAACCTTTTATTTTGGGCAAACAGTAAAGGAAAATGTATCTACGTGAATCCTGTCTACGGCCCAGAAACAGAAGAAAACGAAGCTGGACTACTTATGACTGTCGAGGGCTTAGATGCTCAAGGAAACCAAGAGTTCTTCGAGACCTTTCCAGTCAAAACTCACAACATAGACGAATACACTGAACTTGTGAAAAAGGTTCTATCAACTGAGGTCTAAAAAATGATAGGCTATTTGCTATAGTTGAAAACTTTGGTTGACATTCATTAGAACTATGTGTATGTTGTGTAACAACAAATCAAACATTTAAAATATAATGACAAAGCAAGAATTTAAAAACGAGTATTTAAGAAACGCTTTCTTTTGGATAAATGAAGAAAACCACATTAAAATACAAGAAATAATGCAGGAGTTTGGCATCCGATGTCATACTGGGAGTGGATTTATAAAATGGCATGAAGGATTTAAGAACCTCTGTACATTTCCTCCAAACGGATTTACTGGACACGAATTCTATCAGAAAGTAGGTATGTGGAGTCCAAATGCGAAATACGGTGAGCCTAAAAATATAAAACGTTTTTTAATAGATTACGAAGCACTATCGTAGACATTAGGCAATAGACATTAGGCAATAGACATTAGGCAATAGACATTATGAATTCTAAACTTTTTAGTAATACTGATAGCCGGAATGCTTCTTTTGGGCGCATTAGACAATTAGCATTAGACAATTAGCATTAGAAAATTAACATTAGACAATTAACATTAGAAAATTAACATTAGAAAATTAACATTAGACAATTATGAAAAACCCAGATTTAATAAACGAATTGGCAAAGAGAATAAACAAACCTCAAGTAGTAGTAGAGTGTTGGATTGATGAACTAGAATTAGAAGCTTACGAAAGAGGCTTAAAAGATGCAGAAGCAGAGCAACTAACTAAACTAACTAAACCCGATGGTAGTGGTTCTTCCCCGGATTTAGAAGAGATAAGAGCGCCATTTCAAGAGGCTCTTTATGCGACGGGAAACCTTACAGTTGAACAATGCGACAATATTGCAGATAGAATTTTGCAATGCGTAAATGAAGCGGGATTGAAAGTAGTTAGGCAATGACCGCTAACTAAACTAACAACAAAACTATGGATATAAAACAAATAGAATGCGGAGTGTGGCTTTACAAAGGTTGCTTTATCCAAGAATCAGAACACCCAAAACTTATAGGTAAGTATGAAGTATTTAAAAATAATACACCCCAAAGGTACGTTGGTAGATGCCACACTTTTATGGAAGCTAAAAAACTTTGTGTAGAAAATGAATGCTTTGAAAATGTACTTGACTTTTAATTTAAAAAAGATGGAACAAAACTACAAGCCGGTGCCAATTGCTGACAAATTTTACATAAGTTTCTAAACTTATTGTAATTATCATTCTGAATGGGTATCTGGAATATTTAAAGATTGGAATGGTGATGATTTGGTATTTTTCAGAAAAACTGATGCTGAAGATTGGATTGAGACGAGGAGAGCGATATGCAAAGTTTATCCATAAGCGCACAAAACAAACTAATCCAAAAAGAAAAAATGCGTTTTTTCTATAAACAACTTCTGTACTTTAAACTGGTTTTTAAAGAGATGAAACAAATAGAAGGTTATAATTACCGAGAAGTAGGAAACTTACCAATAGTAGGGTGTGACCACTTTAAAGGGTATGAAATAATAAACCCTAAAACAAATAAAGTACTTTATAGAAAAGTAAAAGACTATGGTTATATAGGTGACGGATTTAGAAGTTATAACCCAAGTAGATATAATGTAGTAAGTAAGTTCTTTTCTTCAAATTCATTATAGGTGTGTGTATGGCAAGTAAGCCAAGCACTAAAAATTAATAAACAATAACTTAACTGGCTTATTTGCTATACATATTGTTAGCAAATGAGTAGTTTTAAAAACGAGAATGTTATGATGACACTTAAGCGAATAAAAGAAAACCTATGTTACAGCGATTTACGAAACCCCAATGTGACAGTAGATGAAGAAACGGCAATAGAGATTGCCAAAAATAATGCCGATTGTTATTGTGATAATTGTTTCAGAGGAAAAACGGCATTAGCAGAAGAACTATTGAAGTATTACTATATGGTAAACGAAAAGTAGCCTTGTTGCTAACGTTTATGGTATGGTGCGTGGCGACTTTACAGCACAGAAATTTTAAATTAACACAACAAACCTAAGACTAATACTCTTAGGTTTTTTTATTTTCATTAGCCTATTGACATTCATTAGAACTATGTGTATATTGTGTAACAACAAATCAAACATTGATAAAACATTGATAAAACAAACATTAAAGGTTATGAATAAAAACGAAATTTTAGAAGACATCAAAGATGCTTTAGGAACTAAATCGACTGCTAGGAATAGTATGGGCCGTTCTGAAAATTATTATGACTCAAGTTACTTAATAGGCAAATGCTTTACCGAGGACGAACTGAATAAGTTAAACGAAACAGAACTAAACAACTTAATTAAATTAGCAGAATTTGCAGGTAATGTATTTTACTAATTGTATCAAACCAAACTATGAAAACCACACAACTTAAAATGAAGGAGTCGAAATGACTAAACAAGAAAAAGTAAAAGTAATTGATATGCTTGAAGAAGCACATAACAGATTAACAAGACTAAAGATTCGTGTTCTAGAAGGCACAATTAGTGCCGAATTTATCTGCACCGGAATCTCCGATATTCAAGAAGATTTAAAATCACACGGGCAAGCGGTAGCACGAAATGAGGTTGACCTATGACTGATAAAATATACCAGGAAATATACGAGTTGCTTTACCTTATAGCACAAAAAATAAACAACCATACCGACACAAAAACGGTTAGGGTAGATGAAAGCTTCGACCATGGGTCGGGTACTGAGTACCAACACAGCTATGAATTGTGGCCATGTGGGCAGGAAATAGAACTCGCTCAATACGTCGAGCTAGAACTTAAAAAGGTACTGCCTTTGACAGAATATGAGGATGAATATACATCAGAAGTGTACTGGAATTTATCGGCTGAATATCGGGTCGGGCTATGAGGAAACTGAACGCTAAATACATAAACTTTAAACAACTAAATATAAAAAAATGAAAACTATAAGCGAAGTAAAAGTATCGAATGAATTACAAGATAGAACAAGTCTTACAGATGAGCGAATATTCCGAGATTTAGCTTGTACATTAGTACGGGATATGCCTTTAGAGGAACTGCATAAATTGATTTGCCTTACTAAAATAGACCCAGACTCTGCCGAAAGCAAAGAGATTCTAATTAATGTTGAGCAACTAAATCAATTAAAAAGAGAAAGGTTGATACTATATCAAGCAAAAGTAGACATTTCTTAGTCTCGGGCCAAACTAACTGATGAGTGGTGACCGTGGTTGATGTTTATTCTGTCACAAAAGTTGACAAAATTTGTGACAAAAAGTTGAAAATAGTTGCTTATTTTGTTACAAACAGAAGTTGAACTGTAACAAATATTTGCTAAATTTGTTACAAAATTCTGTCACAAAAGTTGACAAAATTTGTGACAAAAAGTTGCAAAATTAGTGGTTGACATTCAATAGACTTATGTGTATGTTGTGTAACAATCAAACATTGATAAACACCTTAAAACCAGTACGACTATGACACCAATAGAAAAAGCAAAGAAAATAATGCAAGAGATTTATGAGTTAGACCAACATAATAAAACAACACAAAGTAGATGTAAAGAAATAGCTTTGCTTTGTGTTAATAAGCAATTAGAGTTAATAAACACTATAAATAATGATGGTGCTGATGATTATTATGAAGACATTTTACAAATGAAAGAGTACCTCGTGAATTTGTAGTTATTAATTACAACGGTAAAAAGACAAGATAACCCTTTCGGATGGCAAACAATGTTAATAACCTGCAAAAGATGGCTTTAAGCCAAGTGAAGCTATTACTCATATTTATTGTTATATGCTTTTTTAATAACAAAAAAACTACAATTAATCATGGAATTTAAAAAATACAAACACCTCAACTTCTAACAAATGAGAACATACAACGAGGAATTAGAAACTATTGCATCTGATATTTTAGATCAAAATGCAAGTGAAGGTGGTGCTAAAAAGCCAAATTATAGTAACAGAGACTTTATGAATACTATACTTATATTCCAAGCAGCCTTGATGGATAAATTATATGACAACCAAGAATATGACAACATGGATTTTGAAAGTCGTTTTGAAATGGCTAGCCAATGCGGCTTGGATCTGCGTAGATTAATACACACATATACAGGTCTAGACACCCATAATGCCGAAGAGTTTCTGATGAAGAAATAGGTGTTTCAGAGGCATGAAGACACATATTAAAACTTTATAATGGTTGACTAATAAAATGGTTGACATTCAATAGACTTATGTTTATATTAATGTATTGAATAAAAAACAACATTGATAAATCAAACATTGCTATGAATAAAAATGAAATTTACGAAAAACTCAAAACTGAATTTTCAAACTCAGGCCCTTTAAAACTTGGCGCTATCGAAAGTTGGACAAAAGCTAACATAGGCGAAGACGTAAAAATATATTCCCTAATTCAACAAGCAAAAGTAGGCAGAAACCAATACGATTTCAGAACCTCCGAAAAACCTATTCTTGTTACAGGACCAAAAAACGACCAGTCGTTTACATCAAACACTACAGCACAAAAAATTCAGGTGCTTTCTTCAAACTCTGAATCATACGTACCACAGAAGGACCCGATGTTTGTAGGTCACGGCTTCCACAGAAGAATGGTCAAGGTGTTTAAATCAAAACTTTTCTACCCAATATTTGTAACGGGTCTTTCGGGTAATGGAAAAACCTTTATGGTTGAACAAGCAGCTGCCAACCTTGAAAGAGAAATGATCCGAATTAATATTACAACTGAATCAGATGAGGCTGCGTTACTTGGTGGTTTTAGACTTATCAATGGGGAAACTGTTTATCAGGATGGTCCTGTTGTTATTGCCATGCGCCGAGGTGCAATCGCATTATTAGACGAAATTGATCTAGGGTCTAACAAAATGATGTGCTTGCAACCAATACTAGAAGGTAAACCATTTCTAAACAAACATACAGGCGAAGTTGTCTTCCCTGCTGAAGGTTTTAATGTAATTGCCACCGCTAATACAAAAGGTAAAGGTTCAGACGATGGTCGCTTCATTGGTACCAATGTTATGAACGAAGCATTCCTGGAAAGGTTTCCAATAACAGTAGAACAATCTTATCCTACTAAGTCTATTGAAACAAAGATTCTAACGAACCATTTCGAGATGCTATCAATGAACGATGAGTCGGAATTCATAGGCCACCTTATAAACTGGGCAGACATTATTCGCAAAACATTCTACGATGGCGGCATTGATGAGCTTATTACGACCAGAAGGTTAACCCATATTGCTAAGGCCTATTCAATTTTTGGAAATAAACTTGAGGCACTTACTTTTTGCGTGAATCGCTTTGATGACGAAACAAAAAGTGGGTTTATCGACCTTTATTCTAAAATTGATGCTGGAGTTGATGTTGAGGAATTTGAGAAAAAAGAAGGTACATTTGAACTATAAATTTTTTATATCAATGTTTCAAAAACCTAAGACTGATACTCTTAGGTTTTTTTTATTTTCACGGACCTATTGACATTCAATAGAACTATGTGTATATTGATGTATTGAATAAATCAAACTATTGATAAATCAAACATTGATATAACATTTCTATGAATAAAACGACCCTCGCCAAACTACTCGCAACTGAAAATATTTCAGTTGTTCACGACATTAACGCAACTACTGCTTCATTCAATGTGAGTACTCGGTTATTAAAACTTCCTATCTTTCTTGAGATGTCCTCTGAAGTCTATGATATGTTTGTTGGTCATGAAGTTGCCCATGCCCTATGGACACCTAACCATCCTGAATTAAAAGACCTTGTGAACCTACATCCGTCCATGATGTCTATCCTGAATGTTGTTGAAGATGCAAGAATAGAACGGATGATAAAAAAACAATATCCAGGTCTTAAAAGAAACTTTGTAAAGGGATATACCGAACTGTTCGAATCAGGATTTTTTGGAGTTACCGCTGACGAAATTGAGTATCTCAATGTACTCGATAGGCTAAACATCAACGCAAAGCTAAAAGGAAACTATACACTCGATGTACCTTTCACTGACGCTGAATTAATATTCGTAGACAAATTAGAAAATACCCAAACATTTGAAGACACAATCCAAGTTTCTCGTGAATTGTTAAAGTTTGCAATAGACGAAAAGAACAAATTAGACAAATCCGATAAAAAAAGTAAAGGTTCACAAGAAAACTCAGAAGGTTCAGAAGGTTCTGAAGGTTCAGAAGAAAACTCAGAAGGTTCTGAAGGTTCTGAAGGTTCTGAAGGCAATGAAGGTTCACAAGAAAACTCTGAAGGTTCACAAGAAAACTCAGAAGGTTCTGAAGGTTCACAAGAAAACTCCGAAGGTTCTGAAGGTTCACAAGGTAATGATATATCCACTGATCTGGATATAATTACTCAAAAAAATATTAATGAAGCCTTTATTAACCATGAAAAAGATAGAAATTCTAAGTCAAACAGAAACGCTTATATTGTGAAAAATAATACTGATATTGATATAGACCTTGATAATATAATAGTATCCCCACAAACTATACATGATTTACTCAGAAGTGGCAAAGGAGATTACACAAAAATTAATGAATACTATAAAAAGGCTACTAATGAATACATAAAAAACAATTCAAAAATTACCAATTATATGGTAAAAAAATTCGAACTAAAAAAGGCTGCTAAAAATTACAGAAACATATCCGAAACTCAAATGGGTTCTTTGGATATGAAAAAACTTCATTCCTACAAGTTTAATGATAACATATTCCTCACGGGTATGGACACAAAAGACGAGAAAAACCACGGAATTTATGCACTTGTTGACTGGTCAGGCTCTGTTAGGAAAGAATTTAATTCCATGTTGGATCAGGTGTTAAACACTGCTCTATTCTGTCGCAAGGCAGGAATTCATTTTGAAGCGTACGGTTTCACGAATGAAAGAAACAAATTAGGTCACGACCGTCAGCTACAGCCTATCCGTTGTAAAAATGGCGGCAATATCTCAACTCCAAGCCTATCATTATTGACATTATTTTCTGGTTCAAAAAAGGCCGCTAATTTTACCCAAGAAGTCAATAACGTCTACGTGCTTAAGAGTATTATAGGTGAGAGTTTGAGTTACTGGGGATCTAGAACATTAGGCCAATATAATATCGAAGCATTTGGCTTGTACGGAACACCACTTAATGCAGCTTTGCCGGTATTGAATAAAATAATCAAAGAGTCTAAAATTAAAAACAAACTAGAGAAAACTTCTGCTCTGATATTGACTGACGGTTATGACAATGGTCGCTACACTGACCTAGAAAGCGGTAAAAAAATCTCAATAAAAACCACCAAATCTTATAAAACTTTTGACACAGACGAAACAAAGGACCTCTATGATTATATTAAGATAGATTCTTGTTCTAAGGTAATTATTATGCACATTTCCCATAGGTTACATCTAGATTATTACGGTTACAAATACGACAATAGTACTAATACCCGCAAACCTATTAATCCGAAAGTGGTAAATGACCAATATAATATCCATAACACCTTCAAAAAAAATAAATACCAGGTTTTTACTAACAACGGTTTCGATGTTGCTTATGTTCTGCATCCATCTCTGTTGAATATACAGAACAACCTGCCACTTGATTCAATTGGAGCTAATGTAACCATGGGAAAACTAAAAACAATGTTTTCTAAATCGACATCTAGTAAAATAAAATCTCGTTTTGTATTGGATCATCTAATTGATACCATTGGATAGCCATCAGATAGCCATCAGATAGCCAAAGACCCTAGCTATATATGTTAGGGTTTTTTAGTTTAGTCAATGAGGTTTCGTTTAGTCAAGGTTTAATTTATTATCCGTATATTACCATGAATGAATAAAGTACTTGAAGTCTCGGCAATCCTCGGAAATGTTTTATGCTGCATGATACCTAGACTAAATAGAAATTTGAAAATAGAAATTTGAAAATAGAAAAATAGTGGTTGACATTTAATAGACTTATGTTTATATTATTGTATTGATAAATCAAACTATTGAATAAAACAAACATTGAATAAAACAAACATTATGGCTACTCGATCTTACATAAAAATTTCAGATTTGCAAGGATTAAAACTTTACAAACACTACGATGGCGATCCTAAATCTACATTACCTTGGCTAAAATCTTTTAATACCAAATGGGCTGAAACTGGTAGAGAAGACAATAACTACAAATTTGCTCAATTGGTTCGCTCCTCTGTTATTGATGCTGAAGAATTTAATCTTGACACATCTACAGAAACAGGTTGGGGCATTGAATATATGGAAAATAAATACGCTTATGGCTGCTACTTATATACTCTACATGCCGACGGTTCTGTAGAATATAAATTTGTTGACTAACCAAACCTAACCTAACCAAATCAAAAAAGACCTCAAGAATTTATATTTTTGAGGTTTTTTAGTTTAATCTTGCTTATTTGCGTATTGATATAATAAGGGTTTTTATGGGTTATATAGCATCCCTAAGTTGTTGTGGGGCAATGTATCATAGATAGTTTTTCCACATGGTGGTTTCTTATGTTTATTATGTTTACAACCTTTTACATTAGTTTTACAACCTTTTACCATAAAAAATTTGCGGAACATAAAAAAAGTTTTTATATTGTGAGTGAAACGAACAATTCTTTTGAACACTTATATAACTAATGTCCTTAATGAACATTGAATAACTTATATGCCTAAGGATATGAAATGAACATTAGGATAGGAAATGAACCTGGATGATAATGACCATCAATGTAGTTTGGTTAGCTATATAAATATTAGTAAATATAACATAAAAGACGTATGGCAATATTTACTATAAAGGACCTAGCAAAAGCTAAGTATAAACAAGTTTTCATAGATAAAATTAGAGCAAAAGAACCGATGCTCTTGGAAAATACTAAAGCATTTGAAGTACTTGAATGTCCTGAAAGTGTTCTTTCGGCATTGGAAGCAGCAAAAACTAATCAAGAACTTACCGATATAGTAAAGTCTGGTGGTAGTCTTAAATTTCTATTCAAGACTAAAAAAGGTAAAAGAATTAAACTTACAGATATTTCTAAAGAAAATGTCAAAGGTTCATCTGCTCGGGTCGGCGATGCAAACACTACCAAATACCAGGAACTTTGTTCACTGTATATAATTGAAATGGTTATCAAAAATAAAGTAGTAGAAAAGACAAAACTAGTAGAAATTTACAATGACCTAGTAAATCAACCTACATGGCAAGAATCTTTTTTAGCACAAGAAGAAATATTTAAAAAAATGAAAACTGACCTAAAAATAGGTCGCCACACCATATTCAATAGGGATGGTGGTTTCATGGATTTTATCACACAAAGAATAAAGACCTTTGGATTTTCCCAAAAGGATGCTTGGAACCCTGCTGATGTCTGGTTAATAAAAAATTCGACGGTCATACAGGACCTTAAAGAGGCTAAAAGCATACAAGAGCTCAATGATATAATGAAAAAAATGTTTTTTGAAGATAGATTAATAGGTATTTCTCTAAAAAAGACCAAGAAAAAAGCATTCTACGAACTGGTAAACTTATCGAACGAGAAACCAAAAGAATATAAGTTACTTAAACTAAATATAGCATTTGATATGGTTGGTAATAAATTTAGTAACGATGAACTTAACTACGACCAATATTACGACGGAAAATCTGTTATAAATGTTCAAATACGAATGTACCCAAAGTCTACTCTAAGCAATGTCCAGGTATCATACAAACTAAAAGGCGCAAGTGCTGAATTCGGTAAGGTTCCTTCTAGATTCAGAAACGACCTTTTTAAGACTTTTACTGGCTTAAATTTTCCACAAGGTAAAAGTATGCCACGAAACCTAGAAGAATTTAGTAAAAATAGAACTTTATATGAAAAGATGTTCAAAAAAATTCAAGCTAACAAGAACTTTAATACTAATGTTCGAGATGTAAATGAATTTTTTAAGAACTTCGAAACTATTTTTAGCGAACAAAGTGAAACCTATATACAGACCGAACTGTGTACCAAGCTCCAGGGTTTCCATATAGCATACGGCTTTTCTTTGTTATCAGAAAACGAACTAACCGACCTACTTACACAGTGGGCATATTTATCGCAGAAAAAAGGAAACATCTTTGGACCTTTTGTCAAAGTTTATTAAAAATACCACACACACTTATAAAAAAAATGAACCCATTAGATACACAATACGCAGATATTCTTAGACTCATAAAGCGTCAAGGCCACGAAAAAGACACTAGAAATGGAAAAACTAAAAGCATATTTGGAGTTACTTTCAGACATGACATGAAAACTGGGTTTCCTTTGTTGACAACAAAAAAGATGGCTGTTGGATCTATCATGAATGAACTCAGATGGTTTTTAACAGGCTCGACAGACATAAGAGACTTATGGGAAATGAACGTTTCTATATGGGACGGTGATTGGTACAAAAACTATAGAAAATGGTGTACAAATCCACTGTCACTCCAACAAATGAAAACCATTGCTAAAAATCCAAGTTCATACCATGATACTATTTGGGATTTAGGTCCTATTTACGGCTCTCAGTGGAAAAATTTTGATGGTATAGATCAGATAAAACAAGTACTAGAAAAACTGCGAAATAATCCAGATGATAGAGCAATTATGGTCAGCGCATGGAATCCTTCAAAATTGGAAGAAATGACTTTGAGACCTTGCCATTATGGTTTTCAATTATTTACTAGGGTTCTAACTAAAAAAGAGCAACTAGATTATATAGCATCAAAACCAAACAGCAGTGGCAACAAACCTACTAGAGCAATTTCTCTTCTTTGGAATCAACGGTCAGTAGATACGCCTTTAGGTTTGCCCTTCAACATTGCAAGTTATGCTATGCTTCTTGAATTATTTGCTGCCGAGACAGGTATGGTGCCTGATGAGTTAATAGGTAATTTGGGTGATACTCATATCTACGAAAATCAGATGCTTGGTGTTGATGAACAACTTTCCCGAGATGGTTACGCAATACTACCAACTATAAAAATAAATCATTCAAACATTTTAGCAGGACAGTTTGATTATACTATAGCTGATTATCGGTCTTGCGATGTTATCAAGTTTCCGTTGAGCAACTAAAATACTAACTGGGTTGATTCTGATACAAAATACTAACTTTATTTGACATTAGTGCTATAAATGTTTATATTTATGTATTGATAAATTAATAAAATTCCAACCACAATGAACACAATGAACACAAGCGATAAAAGCGAAACAGAGGTAAATGCTCAAATTCTTAGGCTGAATACAGCAATAGAAGAATTAAAAGAATACAATTACTACGGTGTAGATAATATGTTAGAAATTTATGATGCAGTTAGTGCTATAGCACTCGTGCGGTATGGTTTAAAACTAAATAGAATGAGTGACCTACAAAATGAAGCATAAAATTTACATACCCTCTAAAGGCCGTCCAGATTCATGTACTGCAAAAATGTTAAAACAAAACAACATTCCTTTTAGTTTAGTAGTAGAAGACCAAGATTATAATGACTATGTTGCTACGTGGGGTAAAGGTTCTGTAATTAATCTAGGCGGTAATGATTATGGGTCAGTTGGCTATGCTCGTGCCTTTATTAAAAATTACTCAACAGATCTTGGAGAAAAATGTCATTGGCAATTAGACGACGATTTACCTATGATTTATGAAGTTATAGGTGGGAAGAATCGAAAAGCAATACCCGATGAAGTTTTTAAAAAAGTAGAAAATTTTTATCACCTATACACAAATATAGGCATAATTGGTCTATCTTCTAGTGCTTTCAATAAAATGTCAGCCCATGAATATCGAGTAAACGCCTTTGCATTTGGCTGCGTTTTGATAAACAATCAAACACCGTTCAGTTACCGTATGGACACAGTAGAAGATTTAGATTATACACTACAATGCCTTACTTCTAATTATTGTACTGTTCGTTTCTATAAATTTGCTTTTACGACTGTGAGTACTGGTGTAAACAAGGGCGGTTATAATGAAATTGACAGCACCGTAGATAATAATGTTACTACCAGGAACCAAAGAATGATTAATACTGTCGATCTTTGGCCAGGAATTTTAAACGAAATTGTCTATAAAAAGCATGCCGTGGCTGGTTACGATAAGCGTATAAAAACCAATCATATATGGAAAAATTTTGTGCATCCGTTAAAACTAAAAATCACTAATACAGGACTATGGGCTAATGAAATATCCGACACTATATAAAAGAACAAAAACTGGGTCTGTCCAAGAATGGACTATCGAACTCGAAGGAAATAAACATAGAACTATCGTAGGTAAAAAAGGCGGTAAATTAATTATAGGTGCATGGACTACAGAAACTGGTGTAAACGTGGGTAAATTGAACGCAACATCAGACGAAGAACAAGCACTAAGAGTAGTTTTGCGAAAAATAACTAAACAAAAAGAAGGTAACTATGTAGAAAATATTGAAACCATAGATAAAGACTTTGGGTTTTCTCCTATGCTTGCTTCTGGTTGGGATTTTTCCAAAAATGAAAATAATTATCCTTTATATTCACAGCCAAAATTAGATGGAATCAGGTGTATAGTAAATATTGATGGTATGTGGTCTAGAAACGGTAAACCAATACTGTCAGCACCTCATATCTACGAATCTTTATCGCCTATTTTTGATGTCTATCCTAATTCTGTTTTTGATGGCGAATTATATAACCACGAATTTAAGGAAAACTTCAATAAAATTATATCACTGACAAGAAAATCGAAACCAACAACAGAGGATCTCATTGAATCTTCTGAACTTATTCAATACCACATTTATGACTATCCTTCAGATAATGGGAATTTTGTCGAAAGAAGTTCAAATCTAGTAAAATTATTTCATGAATTTTATAAGTCCGAGTTGCCATCCAAGTCACTGAAATTGGTAAAAACTGTTACGTTACACAATGAGAAAGATGTTGCTGATAATTTTGATTCATATACAAAAGATGGCTATGAAGGTCAAATGGTACGAACAGACGGACCGTACGAACAGATAAGGTCCAAGACATTAATGAAGCATAAAGTTTTCGTGGATCAGGAATATATCATTTTAGATATTTGTGAAGGTCGTGGAAAAAGAAAAGGTACTGCTGGTTATTTTAGTTTTGAAAATGAAGAAGGCAAGAAATTTAATTCTAACTTAAAATGTACGTTTGAAGATGCTGCTGAATACTTAGTAAACAAAAATACCTATATAGGCAAAACAGCAACGGTTCAATTCTGTAATAAAACTCCGGATAATATCCCTAGGTTCCCTTACGTAACCAAGGTTGCTCGTGAAACTTATGAGTAATTAAAATTCTGTTTTGTAATGTACGATAAAAATCGTATATTACAGTACACTAAATATACACATAACACTAACAAATAAAATAAAAATGGCCGATACCTCTAAAAAACATCTGGGTCCTGTATTATGGGAAGATGAAAAAACAAGAACTTGGAGAGATGAGTGGCTTGCTCTCCCTGCGTATGAACAAAAGTCTAAAAAATGTTTCAAGGAAATAATTGTCAGGTTTTCATCAGATGAAGACTATAAAGATTTTCAAAACAGGCTAGAGCAACAACTTTCATATAAAACCAAATCAATCTGGCATCCTAAACTCGATAGAACATTAGCATTTGAGTTTGATTTACTATGTGTAGATACCGAAGATAAAGAAGAATGGCTATCCAAACCATTGACAAAGGACCAAACCACAAAAGATTCTGATATAGATGAAATATAGAATAAAACCAGAAATTCCTGCCAGAATACCCCGCTACCCTATCTACATTATTTCTAAAGGTCGTGCATATAGCCCACAGACTGCTAAAGCACTTGATGAAATGAAATGCCCTTATAGGATGGTAATAGAACCACAAGAATATGAAGAATATTCGAAAGTAATAGACCCTAAAAAACTACTAGTACTACCATTTTCAAACTTGGGTTTGGGTGGTATTACTGCTAGAAATTGGGTATGGGAACATTCAATATCAGAAGGCCATGAAAGACATTGGATTCTTGATGATAATATCCAAGGCTTCAAAAGAGTTCATAAGAATCTAAGGTATCATGTAAAAACAGGTGCAATTTTCAGAGCCCACGAAGATTTTGTGGACCGCTATGATAATATAAAAATGTCTGGGTTTAACTATACAACATTCGTAATGGCTGTTACAGAATATCCTCCTTACTACATTAATAGTAGAATATATTCCTGTATCTTATTGTCTAATGATGTTTACGAGCCTTCCAAGGACCATACCTCGATGGGAACACGATACGGTTCTACTGAAGTAAAATCTGGAGTTATTCGATGGATTCCTAGATTCAACGAAGACACAAAATTGAGTCTCGATATGATGAAGAGAGGTTACTGCACCATACTCACAAATAATTTCACAGCATCAAAAACGGTTACTCTAACTATGAAAGGTGGTAACACTGAAGAAGTATATGGAGATACAAATAATCGTTTAGAATTCGCACAAGAACTTAGAGATGCTCATCCCGATGTTGTGCAGATTACAAAAAAATATGGACGTTGGCATCACCACGTAGAATATTCAAGGTTTCAAAAAGTAGTAGATCTAAAGTTAAAACCTGAATATGAAAATATACCTGCTGATTATGAAGATGAGTATGGTATGGAATTAATGATAAAAAATCCAAACGATGTAGATCTAACAAAATATGTCTATAACCGTTACACAATAAGCGAAGATTAATGAATACAAAATATTTAATAACTGGCATAGGTGGACTTTTAGGGTCTAGATTGGCCAAATATATTATAGATAATGATTTAGGTACCGTTGTTGGTATAGATGACTTTTCTGGTGGTCAAAGGGACTTTGTTCCTTCTGGCGCTAGTATTTGGCTTCATGACTTGAGTGAAAGTTCTGATTCTTTAGATAATATTTTTGATTCTTATAAACCAGATATTGTTTACCATTTTGCGGCGATGGCTGCGGAGGGTCTTTCACCCTTCATTCGCACAAATACCTATAAGAATAATATCATAGCTTCTTCTAATGTTATTAATTGCTGTATCAATCATTCAGTAGAAAGGTTAGTATTCACATCTTCGATGGCTGTGTATGGCGCTGGTAAAGTTCCTTTTTCCGAATCTAACGTTCCCGAACCAGTAGACCCTTACGGTAATGCTAAATTAGCAGTCGAGAATGATTTACGGTATGCTCATGAGCAATTTGGGCTTGATTATTGTATCATTAGACCGCATAATGTCTACGGTATTAATCAAAATATTTGGGACCCTTATAGAAATGTTCTCGGTATCTGGATGAGACAAAGAAAGGCAAACAAAGATATTACTATCTATGGAGATGGTAACCAAAAAAGAGCCTTTAGCTACATAGATGATTCTTTAAAACCCTTATATATGGCAGGAATCTCTAGAAAAGTTTCTGGAGAAATAATAAATCTAGGAGGTATCGAAGAAGTTTCTATAAAACAAGCAGCAGAAATATTTATGGGTATTGAAGGCCCCAAAGTAAATATTGTCCATTTAGAAAAAAGAGAAGAGGTAAAACTTGCATGGGCCACACATCAAAAATCTCAGGAACTTCTCGGTTTCATGCACGAAACCTCACTGGAGAATGGATTGCAAAAGATGTGGAATTGGGTATTACAGCAACCTGATAGACCAATTCAAAGAATGGAAAAGTACGAAATAGAAAAAGGGATCTACTCTTACTGGAAAAATAATTAAAAGAAATAGCCGGAGCTAATACCTTCGGCTATTTTTAATAGTGGTTGACATTCAATAGACTTATGTTTATATTAATGTATTGATAAAATCGAACAAAATATTCAAAAAAATGACAGATAATTTCGACAAACTAACCAACATCCTGAAGTTTGAACCAGGCACCTTTTACCTATTACAGATTATACGAAGAAAAAAGGATAATCCTTATCTAGAATCTAACCGTAAGGTTATTAAAGAATTTTATATCAATGACCAACAATACCTTGATTCTAAGAAAAATGAAATAAAACTTCTTTGTGCTGATATGAAGGCCAGGGCATATTTGCATATAAACAAAAAATCTTACAAGGATATTTCATTTACTATGATGGAAAAACTCATAGACATTATACGTCTTGGGGACTATGAAAGGTGCAAGACTGTTTTTAATGCGTCATTTGGTAATAAAATAGCAGAAACTAGAGAAACAAAAAGATGGATTATTGATGTAGATGAAAAAGATTTTGCTATTTTTCCCATATACCATCAAGCAATTTGTCTGTTACCCATAGTAATTAAAAAATTTCAGTCTAAGGACTATGCTTCATTTTGTGAAAGAATAGAAACACCTAATGGCTGTCATATTATAACAAGTCCTTTTGATGTTAAGAAATTTTCTGAAATGTTAGCTCTTTCGGATATAAAATATTCTTTACATAAAAATAATCCTACTATATTGTATGCACCATGAATATTTTTGTTTTAGACAAGGACCCAAAAACCGCAGCAAAATATCATAATGACAGACACGTAGTTAAAATGATACTTGAAGGTGTTCAGATGATGGCATCACCGTATTATACGAATAATGGCGTAGTACAGCGTTCGCAAGCGCATGACTATCAACACCAACTAATAAAAAAATACAGCACCTTTCCACGTGAAAAATTTTATGGTTTTGGTTACTATTCACATCCTTGTACTAGATGGGTTCAACACTCATATAAAAATTGGATGTGGTTAGCAGACCTTGTTTCGGGTCTTTGTACTGAATATGAAATTAGGTATAAAAAGGTTCATGCTTGTAAAGAAGTATTGGACTGGTTTGTAAACAACCCACCAAAAGGACTTAATAATTCATGGCTAACCGAACCTCTAACAATTCCCGCTAATGCCACAACACTGAAAGAATTTCCCCAATTTAATGATTGGACACAGGCTATAGAAACATATAGAACATATTACAAAACCGATAAAAAACACTTAGCAAAATGGAAAACTACGATCCCAATATGGTACGAATAAACGAACAAAATTTAGAACAGTATATCAAGGATGCTGCGAGAACCGTCCGATACCTTGATGATGAAAAATCTGATATGATGCACATGAAGTTAGGCATTTATTCAGAAATTGGAGAACTTGTAGACGCATTCAAAAAAAATTTCGTATATGGTAAAGATCTTGATTTAGTAAATATAGGCGAAGAACTAGGAGATATTGCTTGGTATTTAGCGAACACATTAACTATCATGGATCTAAAAATTAAATCATTTGATGTTATGTTGCCCAGAAAAAACAAAATTGTTTTTGATCTGGAAGAAATAATTGTTGCTCTTGAATATATTATGAAAAAATATAGTCAAGGCATTTATAATAGCCAAACTATTTTCTTTTGCTTTTTGCTTTTAGAAGAAATAGGTTGGTCTTATGGTATTGACCTTATTACTTGTATGGAAAAAAATATCGCAAAACTTAAAATAAGGTATCCTGAAAAATGGACTCAGGACTTAGCAACAAATAGAAATTTAGATGCAGAAAGATCTGCGTTGGAGAAATAAAAATGATTAGAACAGATAAAATACTTATAGAAAAACTTGACGGTATATTGATGAATGAAAGTTCTATAAAGGAACGACTTGGTGAAGTAATAAGACTAGGGAATTTACGTATCGAAAAACTTTCTCGTCAGGTAAAAACAAAAACTATAGACAAAGCCATGGCTGCTTATTGGGATCGAATATTTGAGGCCGAAAATCTGATAGGTATTAAATATACTAACGAAGACGGATATTCTCGTTATCCTGTTCACGTATTTAAAAAATTCAGATCGTTATAAATAATTCAAACGGCATTGCCGTAAAAATAAAACAAAACCTATGCCTATCTATACGTACAAATGTAGTTCTTGTGGTATGTCATTCGAGAAATTTACTACCATTTCTCGGCGCGGTGACCCACTAGAAGACCCTTGTCCAACGTGCAATTCAGAAAAAACACTAGAACGTGCAATACAAACTACACAAATAGTTTCAGGACTTGCTCTAAAAGACAAGAGACCCGACGGCTTTCGAGAAGTTCTACGGGGCATAAAAAAATCACATCCTAACGGTGGCATGGAAGTTTAATAGCAGTGCTTTAAGAGAAACTAAAAAAACTAATCTTAAGTATGCCGAAAAATAAAAAAACAAAACCTACTTATAATAGGTCGTCCTCATTTACAACTAATATGAGTCTCGCTCGAATATCACCATTGACTAATAATCAATCTAAGGTTTTTGATTCATATTACACAGGAAAAAATATTGTTATGCACGGCCTAGCTGGTACAGGAAAAACTTTTATTTCTACGTATTTGGCACTAGAAACATTATTTGATTCTGATAATAACTATAAAAAAGTCTGTTTTGTACGTTCGGTTGTTCCTACCAGGGATATGGGATTTATGCCAGGCACCGAATCTGAAAAAATTCAGGTTTACGAGAAACCTTATATTAGTATAGTAAATGAATTACTAAATAGAGGAGATGCTTACGAAATTCTTAAAAAGAAAAAACAAATAGAATTCATGAGCACATCTTTTATACGAGGAATTACTTTCAGTAATACACTGATTATCGTGGATGAAGCTACAAATATGTCTGGGCATGAACTTGACTCGGTAATAACTAGGGTCGGCGATAATTGTAGGATATTATTTTGTGGCGATATGCGACAATCTGACTTAACCAATTTTAACGAAAAAAGAACAACTTCTGATTTCCTACATATTATGGAAAATGTTCCTGGCTTCGATTTTATTGAGTTTGGTATAGATGATATAGTACGTTCTGAATTAGTAAAAAATTATATCATAGCAAAATATAATTATCAAATGAAGGAAGCAGTTTAACACCCACGGGTGGTTGTATACAAATCAACCACCCATAATTTTTAGAAAATATAAAATGTTCAATCACATACCAACAAAACTAGAGACCATATCTAGAGTTGAAACAGGCAAAAGGTTTTATCAAACACCCGACGGAAAAAGGTACCCTTCCATCACTACAGTTTTAGGGTCTGTTAGCGATAAAAGTTTTTTAGTAAAATGGAGAGCTAGAATAGGAGAAAAAGAAGCAGATAAAATCAGTAAATCATCTGCTGCTAGAGGTACCTTAAATCATCAGTTGTGGGAAAAATACCTATACAATGAAGCTATTGATACTGAAGAGATGATGCCTGCTACTAGAGAATCTTTTTTACAATTAACGAAAATTTTTGATACATCTGTCGAGAATATTCGTATATTAGAAGGGAAATTAATATCACACCTTATAAAGGTTGGCGGAACAGTTGATTGTGTGGCCGATTTTAATAAGGTAACTTCTATTATTGATTTTAAAACTTCTCTTAGGGAAAAGAAAAGAGAATGGATTAGTGGTTACTTTAAACAAGCAACTGCTTATTCTATTATGTTAGAGGAAATGACAGGAATCAGAACTGAACAAGTTGTTATATGTATTCAGGTACAAGAAACAGGTCAGCCACAGATTTTTATTGATGATCCTTTGAATTGGATTGATTCCCTACAAGAAGATATTAATAACTACTACAAACTTTACAGATAATGCCACTAAATATATTAAATAACGAAGAATTTTCTTCAACTATAAGAAAAATAATGAAAAAGAAAAATGTAAATGCTATGGAGGCTATAGTTATACATTGCGAAGAAAAAGAATTAGACGAAGATATTGCTGCTTCATTAATTGATGCAGACCTTTATGGTAGAATCCACGAAGAAGCTCAGCGATTGCATTTGATACAACCCGAACAAAGTCTACCGTTTGATGTATAAAACCTCAGAGTGCTATCAAGATTATGTTGCTATAAAATTACACTTTTCTGGTTCTTATGACTATCAAAAATATAACGGCAAGACTCGCATAAAGGGTAAAAATCTAACAGAGGTTCAGTTATACATATTTAAAAAAATATCATCAAAATATTCTAGGGAATTAATTGTTTATTATTTTGCCAGAAAATTTTATGAAAATCCTAAATTTTGGATTATATCACAGCCCGTGGATAGAATTACTAAGGAACTGAATGAACTAAAATCTTTTTTCGAATCATTCGAATATAAGGTTGCTCAGGAATTGGATAAATTAATTAATGGAGGTATGGCTGAATTAGGAGATAAAGGACAAATTAAAGACCTATTCACGACAACTGATAATAGTTTCTGTTTCATAGCAAAAAAATTAATTGCAAATGAGGTATCCTTGGAACTATTCTATGTATTGAATGATACTTTTAATCTTTTATCAGTTTGGGAAAAATACTTGAAAAAAGATTTGATTTTTAAAGATATATTGATTAAATTTAATAACTTTAAACCATTCGGTGTCTCTATGATTGTCAGCGACCCGAATAAATACAAGACTACAATCAAAACTATTATATCATGAGAACTGTGGATAATACTTATACAAAAAACATACAAAAAACAAGTAAATATGGACTTTAAAAGCCTTAAGAAAAATAGAAAATCTGCCTTTGAGCAATTAGCAGATAATATGGAAAAAACCAAAGGTGGTAACTACGGAAACGACTTACCTCTATGGTCAATTACAAGAGATAAAGCAGGAAACGGACAGGCTATAATTCGTTTTTTACCGACAAAAGACGAAGATATTCCTTGGGTTCGATTATTTTCCCATGCTTTTCAAGATAAAGGCGGCTGGTATATAGAAAATTCTTTAACCACACTAGAGCGTAAAGACCCACTAGGTGAGTGGAATCAATACCTTTGGGGATTAGGCGAAGACAAATATAAGGATCTTGCTAGAAAACAGAAAAGACGTCTACATTACTATTCTAATATTTACGTTGTAAATGACCCAGCAAACCCAGATAATAATGGAAAGGTATTTTTATACAAATTTGGTAAAACTATTTTTTCTATGCTTAATGATTTAATGCACCCAGAGTTTGATGATGAAAATCCTGTGAATCCTTTTGATTTATGGGAAGGTTCTAATCTGAGGTTACGTATCAGAAATTCTGATGGTTATCCTTCATACGACAAATCCACATTTGATACAGCAGGACCTGTGAATCAGCATGAAGGCGGTCCGATGGAAGATACACAGTTAGAAGAACTGTATAATAGTACACATTCACTACAGCAAATTGTTGATGATTCAAAATTCAAAACTTATGAAGAATTATTAACTAGACTTAATAAGGTATTGGGATTCAATTCTCAAGCTAAAATTAAGGGCGTGCAAGCAAACCTAGAAGATGAACAAACGGAAGCAGAACCGATACCTGAATCAAAACCTAAGCCGGTAAAAAAGGCGGAAGTAAGTGAAGATGAAGATGAGGATCCAATGTCCTTTTTCGACTCCTTAGGTTAAAAATAAGTTCGTATAAATAACTGCATATACCTTATGTGGTTACGGACTAAGGCAAATGCAGTGAAATGTATTTGCCTTTTTTTAGTTAAAAAGCCCCCGAAATTCTAGGTGCTGTTGCAGACATACCAGAAGACATATAGGTATTATTATTCTGATTATTTGCTATAGTAGAGTTGTTATTTGATGTATTATTGTGAGAACTTATTCTAGTTGCCTTTTCTTTTACGTCCGATGTTTGTTCCCTTTTAGCATCCATGGTCAATGTTGTCATTAATGCTTTAGAACTAGAATTGGAAATATCAATTGATTCCTCTATATTATTATCAGCCATACCTGAAGCCTTAAAAATACCTTTAAAGAATTCTTCAATTAATGATATCTTAGGCTTTTCCGCTTCTTTTAATTGACTTGTTTTTTCTTCCGATACTTCACTATCATCTAATACCTCGGTTTCTTTTTTCTTTGAGAGGTATACCTGTTCGCTAGAATTTAAAGTATTCTCGTATGCTGTTTTAGTATCAATAGAATTTTTACTATCAGCCTCCATCAAATCGGTCGTAATACGTTTCAGTTTCTTTTTTGCTCTTTCGTATGTTGATGAATCCCCGGACGCAGCGGCATCTTTAACATTAACTAAAGCATCATTAAATTTTTCCGATAATTTTTTAGTTTTTTCTATATTATCTTTGCGTTCCTTTTCGGCCTTTTCTTCTTCCGTATCAATTATACCTAATGACCTACCTTTTTCTAACAGCCATGAACCTGCAGCCTTAAAAGGTTTTGCTAATTTTTCTAAAACACCGACCAATTTACCGAATACACCTTTAACCAAATCAAAAATACTACCAAATACCTCAAACACTTTATCTATACTATCGCCTATAAGTGTTTGGAATGAAAATCCATCCATGGCTTCTGACACACCATCAAAACCAAGTTTTTCCATTATCCATGAAACCGCATCCTTCAGTAAATCAAGCGGTAAACCTACCAGGCCATTAATAATTTCAGTAATACCACCTTTAAGACCTCCGAGTATTCCATCTTCCTTAAATCCTTGAATAAATCCTTTTATACCATCAAAAGCAGCCATAATTACTCCAAGAACACCACTAAACCTACCGAACAATTTAGCAAACTTAAATATTTTACCTGCTATAGCAGATTTACCCATAAGGGAACTAAATACACCAGAAATTTTACCGAAAACAGATTTTACCGAATTTATTATTTTACCGAATATTGAACTAATTGACTTTATTACCTTATTATTTTTTATCATGGTTATCAAACCCGAGAAGACAGATTTAATTTTACCGAATATTGAACTAATTGACTTTATTATTTTACCGAATATTGAACTAATTGACTTTATTACCTTATTATTTTTTATCATGGTTATCAAACCCGAGAAGACAGATTTAATTTTACCGAATATTGAACTAATTGACTTTATTACCTTATTATTTTTTATCATGGTTATCAAACCCGAGAAGACAGATTTAATTTTACCGAAAAATTTTGAGATAAATTTTCCTATTTTACTTTTTTTGACCACAGAAATTGCTCGGGTAAACATCTTACCTATCACTGAAAATAAATCCTTAAACACACCGAAGAATCCCATAGCAAAACCAACAATTCCAGCACCTATTGCTGTAATGATACCCATAGGACCCGATAAAAGCCCCATAAGCATACCAACAATACCACCTTTTTCTTCTTCTTTATCGCCAACACCTGACTTCTGATCTCTAATGTCGGTTAATAAATCAATGATAGGTTCCCAAACATTTTCGAACATATCCCTAGATTCTTCGCCTTTATCTTGTGTATCTAAAAGACTACTTTCGTTTTGTTCTCTTGAGTTTTCATTGGTCTTTTCAATTTCTGCTTTAATTTCGGGTACCACTGAGGCAATTTGTTGTAGTAAATCGTCGGGTATTGATTCTGATTCTGACCCAAAAAGACTTTCAATATTAGATAATTTCTTTACTTCTGGTTCTCTTCTAGAAATTTGAACCATTGTTTCCTCTTGAATTGATGCCGACTGAGGAAGTTCATCATTTTGCATTTCTAAAAAACTAACTACATTATCATAATCTTGATCTTCTTGATATACTAGTTCTTTGCCACGTTGAGCAGCCAAACTCTTTAGGAGATCTATACTATCGGTTAATTTATTCGATATATTATCTGTATTCGATATACTATCATCTTTATTCGATATACTATCGGTTAATTTATTCGATATACTATCGGTTAATTTATTCGATATATTATCTGTATTCGATATATTATCTGTATTCGATATACTATTATCTGTATTCGATATACTATCATCTTTATTCGATATACTATCGGTTAATTTATTCGATATATTATCTGTATTCGATATACTATTATCTGTATTCGATATACTATTATCTGTATTCGATATACTATCATCTTTATTCGATATACTATCGGTTAATTTATTCGATATATTATCTGTATTATTTCTAGTTTCTTTAGTTTCTTCTAAGAGTTTTACTGTATCTCCAGTATTATTTCTAGTTTCGTCTGAAACCACTAGTTCATCTTCCGAAATTTGTCTAGATTTTATTCGGTCTTGTATATCTTTTTTCGCTTGAATTATTCGTAACTTTCTATCCTTACGCTCAGTAACAAATCTACGGGTATTCATAAACGTATTCTTAGCACCGTCTATTACAAAATTTGTTAATCCTGTTACTAATGGATTGTTATCAGAGAAAAAAGCAGCAGCATTTTTCGTTAGTGTCTCAGTTTTTTCTAATGCTTGAGATCCTACCTTTTTGAATGATTCTAATAATACGGGATAAAGTCCTAATGACTTTTTTAGTATAGCATTGGATTGTTCTATATATTTTATGAGAATTTCTTGTTCGTCACCATCTACATCAGATGAGGCTAATATAGCCTTTTTTAATTCTGTTAGTGTTTCTAATAAAGCACTTTGGTCTTCTTTTGAACTATTACCACCAGCAGCCTCTTCTAATGTCTGAATAATATTAATACCTAAGGAATCAGCAACATTGCTTGTATTACTATCATTCAGTTCGGTCGAAAAGTTATCTATAATACTTTTCATAGATAACCGAAACTTATCCGATTTTTTATCATCTGATTCTTGAAAATTATCTAAAGCAACTTGATTTTGTTGCTTTAGATTTTCAATTAAGGAATTAAATGTTTTTTTATTTTCCACTATGATTTTGCTTTTTGGTTTTCTTTTTCTATATAATCATTTAACAATGAAATATAGATATCCCTTTCATAAGGTATTAACATCTCGAGTTCATGTAAAGAATATTTATGATGCTGCATTAGTTGAAATGTTAATATATAATAGTTGGCCAGGGAATTATGTCCTAGCCCTAACCGAAAAAACTGTTAAGGCCTGAAACTACTACTGTTTCCTTTTTATTACACTTAGGGCAAGTTACCTCAAATGTTTTTTGAATAGATGGCATCGTTTTGAAAAAATTAGTTATATCTTCAAATTGCTTGTGGCTTAATATATTTAAATATTCCATCAATTCACTTTCTGTATGGTCACTAGAACTATAAGTAGTTTCAGCGTCGTAGATATAATCTATACAATCTATTATCATCTTATACATTGAATCAACCGAGTCTTTAGCATCATTGTATGTGCCTAATAAACTTAAACTAGGATATTTTAAAACAATGCCATCAGTAGCTGTTAACTCAATTTTTGTAGTATGATTTTCATCTCTTTTTATTTCCAAATCATGCAAATCTAGTTCAAATTTTACTGTTTTTGGACAACTTTCTTCTTTACAGCCTTTCATCTTCGCATTTAGATTGATTATATTACTTATTGACTTTGCTCTAAGCTGCGTGAAAATATATTCCATATCAAAAATAGGAAGTTTTTCTGTTTCTATGTCGCTAATTATACAATTTTTTATTAATTGTTTTAGCGCCAATATCATATCTTCATCGGTATTAGACTCCATAGCAGTCAAAAGAATTTTTTCTTCTGCTACTAAAAACGGTCTGTATTCGATTTTTTCCCCACTAGAAGGAAGTGTTAGTTTAAAATGTGGTGTTATTAGTTTTGGTAATGCCATATTATTATTATTATGAATTTGTGGTTAATGTATTGAATAGTGTACTTGCTACGCTTTTTAAATTTCCTTCAGAAATTGACTTGGCAAAATATGCCGCTTTTTTTACGTCTTGCGCTTGAACTGTCTGCATCTTAAAATCTCTGTATGCGAATGTTACAGAAAGTTTCATAACAGAAGAGGTAGAATCCCAGGTTAAAGGTATACCTGATACCTGTTTTGGATAAACA